CTATTTATCCTCTGGTGCTGAGTGCCCTGGGTGACCACGACTTTGGTGCTTCCGCCCGATTATTTGAGCCTACTATTGCCGCTCTGGTGACCACAGGGCGGCCAGAAGCGTTTACAAAAAATGAGATACCCATCTTGCGGAGTTGTTCGGTCTGCGACCCTTTCAGTGCGCGACCTGTCAGCGTGATCAGTTCTAATTTAGTTAAAAACATATCCATTTTTACTCACTTCTTGACGCTTGGTAGGGAGTGACTCCCTACTTTTTCAAAGTGTTACAAGTTGTCTGACAGTTCAAGCCGCTTGCTTAAGCATTGCCACGTGCGATTGAACACGTTTGGCAAAATCCCAAAGCTGTTGCTCCATCGTTGCAATGAACTCTTCATCACGTTCGATGCGTTTGATAAAGAGGTCTTTGCCAACACTTTCGAGTTGAGGTGCATACATAATGAAGTCGAGCCACTTGCGGCCGGTTAACCAAAGACCACCTTGGAGTTGATGCATGTACTCCGACAGATCACCCGTAGTCCACATCTCAACAATCTTTCGAGCTGAGTTCGGGCTTTTGATTTCAATCAGACCGTCCTCATCGACAAGACCGTCGGTAGAGTAGGCAAACAATTCATCGTCGGTGGTTACGATGCCAGACTCTTCGGCAAGATTACCGGTGACTGTTTCATAAGCAATGCGAGCACGAGGTTCGAGCTCGGTGCCTCGGCGCATCTCCCAGGTTACGTAAGTGTCTTCAGTTGTATGGCCATAAATTTGTTCTACGGCAACCCGATAGGCATAGTCGAGATTTTTCTGACTCGGTCGCAAACTCGGCTCTGACTTCGTTGGCTTCAGATAATCGCAAGCCGTGCTGAACATCGAGGCCGTGATCTTTCCTGCACGTGCTTGAAACCATTCTGGCGTTCCCTGCTGACAAACAATTAATTTCAAAGCGCAGCCTCTTCGATTTTTCCTTCTTCGTTAACCGTGATGATCAGACTTTTGAGTGTTGCCTTGCGTTCAAGCACTGCGGCTTTGAAGGCGGCATGCAGGTCAGTGTCCGCAGCTTGCTTCAGTTCAACAACACCAAGCTTCCAGACTGATTCAAGTGCGTCTAGTGTTTGAGCCTTTGAGACTGCGCTAAGCCAATGAGTGCACAAGTTGCTGCTGTCGGTTGGCGTGACCATCCCCATATCTTTTGGTGGTGCGATGACAATGTCCTGCGCTTCTTCAACGGAAAGCATGCCGCCAATCGCACCCGGAAACACTGCTCTGATTCCTTCTGCGATGCAACGGGCGCGCAGCATGGCCTGCGGGTAATTCTTCCAGTTGTCTTTTCCGGTCAAGCCAACTCGTTTAGCTTGTTCAAACGTCCACTGGACGCGCAGTGATCCTCCTTGCTTGTGACTGAACACTCCGCAAGCACGCAGGCCGTTGACTTCTTCCCAAATGACAGAGCCACCCGCTGACTGAAAGCGCGCGAGGATTGAATGGGTTTTACGGGCAGGGCGGCCTTGGACGATGTCGAAATCCTGAATCGCTGCCATTGGATGCATACCCTCTGCCTGCGCAAGCAGCATCAAGCTCATGGCTTGGGACTCGTCTTTTGCACCAAATAGTTTTGACCGAACGATGTGGGCGGCCATGCTTTCCATTTCGTTAAAGGTGACGACTGCATTCATTCTTTTTTCCTGAGTGGCTAGGGAGGTCGTTAGCAATGCTGCACGTGCGGAGCCCGGTGCGGGGTTCGCTCTTTGCTTTGAAGTTTTTCTTCGCATCAGACAAACTCAATGGCTGAGGCTGTAAATAGAACTGCGAGGCTAAGAGTGCCGAACAAGCATACATACACCCAAGCCTTTGGTGGAATGGACTCGGAACCTTTGCGGTAAGAGCCACTCGCGTTGTGCCATCCGTCAGAGAGTAAAGACCAACGCGTAGAGTTGGTTTGCACATCGCCGTTGAAATCGTTCATCTTTTTCTTTCGCTCAATATTGAAATAAAATAGTAGCAAAAGCTACTTTTCAATACGATAGCAAACGCTACTATTAAAAGGTACAAGACTGGATGAATTTATCCACGGCTACTTGACAGATGCAAAGTAAATGGATATCTTAAAGATATCTAATAGTGAGGATCCTATGACAGCAAGAGCCATGACCAATCAAATCGCCTTTCGCTATCGCAGCATAGATAGCGCCACAGGCATTACACGTGAAACAGCTAAACGCCTGGCCGAACAACTTGGCGTTGATGAGACACAGGCGATCCATAGGGCGTTGCATGAGCTTGCGGTAAAAATGCTGCCTCAGTACGAAGCCGATGATGGTCCATTGACAGGCGTTCAGCTTCGCCAAATCAAAAAGCGTGCTCCGCAAGGCGTTAAGCGTTCGGTACGCTCAAGCCTGTTTGACAGCGAGGCTGCATGACGGTGGCTTGGTGGCCAGAGCCAACGGCCGGTGAAATCGTATGGTGCCATTTTCCTGACAATATCAATCCTCGACCAAAGCCACGACCTGCACTTATTCTCAAAGTATTTGATGACGAGGCACCGCAGTTTCACGTGAACGTTGCGTACGGTACGAGCCAGCGGATCACCACTCTTTATAGTGGTGAGTTTTCGATTTTGCGTGAACGTAATCCGACGGCTTATCAAACAGCCGGGTTGAGCTACGACACCAAGTTCAATTTGAAGCAAGCGATCGATCTGCCTTACAACACGGACTGGTTCTCGGTACCACCCGCAGCACCCCAGGGGCAGATACCCAATCTGGGTACTTTGCACGCCTCGCTAGTGCCGGCCGTTCAGGCAGCCTACCGTGCGGCGAAAGCCTGAGTGCACTTAGGCCACTCTGACAAGTAAGCTTAGTAAGTGCGTGCCACGTGATTGTGGCCGCACGACTCAACGCTATTTTTAAAAAGTTACTTGGATGACTTTGACGCAGTACTCTGGCTGGGCTGATCGCCTAGCAAAACATCAACGAGTTCTATCAGGCGATTTTCGACTGCCTTCAAACAGTCCTTATCCAGTCGCGACAGGCGTTCTAACGACAGTCGTTTGAAAGGCCAGTCTGTGCCAGCTTCCTGAGCATTTTTGTTGGCCGTACCAACTTTCTGCTTTTGTTTAGCAGGCGGTGCGAACCAATCCTCCATCCCGTGAAAGGCTTCGATTGAACGAATCGTTTTCTCGGTGATCGGACGTGTCCCGGCAAGCATCTGCCTAATAAAAGCACCATCTCTCATATCGAGCTTGCGCCCGAAGTCAGACTTATTTCCCTTGGAAATATGGTCGATAGCATCTTTCAGGCGCTGAATTCGATATTCAGTCATGTTGATTTCGTTCATTTACAAACCGTAACATTTGATGTGGTAGCAAACGCTATTGCATAGTAGTAGCAAAAGCTATTAAAATAAAAAGATGGACTTGAACAAATATCTTTCTTCTAACGGGGCTCCTTCTGTCTCCGAATTAAGGCAAGCGCTGGTTGCGCTGGGTTATGACGTCAAAAGCAACGCTCAGATCCGTCAGTGGCGAAAGGCTTACCAAGGCCGCCGACCGTCTCCTGAAAACTGTGCCGGCCTTGAGCAAGTCACAAAGGGCGTGGTCACGCGTAGTGAACTGCGCCACGATGATTTCTTCCTGATCTGGCCAGAGCTCACCAAGCACAGGTGTGGCGAACACACTGCGCACCACACCATCGTTCGGTAAAGACATTTTCTTCAATTCGCTTGCCCCAGGACTAATCACTTACTTCGCAAACCGCTTGTTGTTCTGAGCCAAAGATCAATCCCTAAGACCCGATTGTGTCAGTCGTGAACACCGACCGCGTGCAATTACAGAGGAGCGCTGACACGTTTTTTGCGTCACAGCTTAAGCACTAAATATACGGCTAAACACTACATCGGAAAACCCTTATTCAACCCTACCAACAAGGAAACAAAAATGACCTGCCGATACGAAAAAACTGACTGGCGTGACGTTCTTTACACGAGCGTGCGCAACACAGTTGGTGGTGTAGCCGATGCCGCTCAATTTTTACAAAATCGTCGTGGTCGCACGATGCACAAAGAGACGCTGCGTGCAAAGTTGCGAGGGCTTGAGGGCGAGTCGGTCAGTGTCGAAATTGCAGACTTACTGACTGAATGGATGGAGGAAAAGAACAGAGAGGATGCGACTGACTGGATCAAGGCGCTGGCTTCGGGGCATGGCCTAGTCTCTGTTGAAGTCGATGGCGCTGATGATGAGGCAGAGCCGGAAACCGAGATCTTCGGCTTATGCACGAAGAGCATGGAGCTCACTGCGCTTTGGGGCAAGTTGTCTGGTCTTTTGATCGACGCGATTAAAGATGAGGTGATCAGCGCCACGGCCTCTGATCAGATCGTCGCGCAGATTGATGAAGAAATGCGTGCCTTGTCGAACCTTCGCCGAAATGTTCTGGCTACGTCCAGACTAGGCCAGCCTGCTTTAGCTTGAGCACAACAAAACCTTGGCCCGACGTAGGAGCATATTGATATGGCAAGGGCGCGCAATATAAAACCCAGTTTCTTTACTAACGAGCTGCTTGGTACCGAAGATCCGATGGTCAGTCTGACCTTTGCAGGGTTGTGGTGCCTCGCCGACAAAGAAGGGATTCTAGAAGACCGGCCGTTACGTATTAAGGCCGAGCTGTTTCCGTACCGTGAAAATTTGGACGTTAACGGTTATCTAACGGTGCTGCAACGACTAGGTTTCATCCACAGGTATGTGGTTAACGGTGTTGGTTACCTTCAGGTCATCAACTTTGAAAAGCATCAATGTCCCCATCACACTGAGAAGTCAAAAAAATATCCTAAATATCATGACGTTAAAGATTTAACGGTTAAATCACCGTTATCAAACGGTGAAAAGCAGGTGCTAACACGCTCTGATTCATTGATTCCTGATTCATCGATTCCTAATTCATTGATTGAGGATTCACTGATTCCGGATTCACTGATGCAGGGCTCGCTGCCTGCGGAAGAGGGGGGCACAGAAAAAATACCGCGACCCTCGCAAACCGCAATCGTTTGCCTTGCCCTCAAAGGCGAAGGCATCGGTGCCGTGAGCCCGTCAAATCCAAAACTCAAAACCTTGCTTGAGGCCGGTGCAGACGTCGGCATGTTCATCGACGCGGCAAGGGCAGCAAAGGCGCGGGGGAAGGCAAGCTTTGCCTACGTCGTTGCCGTTGTTGACGGGCAAATGCAAGAAGCGCAGGCCGTGGCTCAGATAGCGAGGGCAAGCCCTGCAGCAGTCACGGAAACGAATTACCAACGCTCTGCAAGACTCAGGTACGAAGAGGCAATCGGCACCCGCGCGGTGGTTCACAGCAACGTCATCGACATCACTCCATTGCAAAACCATCTGGCGAGAATCGCATGAGCTTGCCAGCAAAGTGGGTTGACGCAATTTTTGATCGCCTGAGCATTGCCTTTGGACGTGACTTTCTCGGGCGCTGGGAAGGCATGCCAATCGCGAAGGTGAAAGCCGATTGGGCAGAGTGTCTCAAGGGCTTTGTTGACCGTCCTCAGGCCATTGCCTTCGGCCTTGCCAACCTGCCTGACAGCAAGCCGCCGACAGCTCAGGAGTTTCGTGCGGTCTGCCGACAGGCCCCGACTGTTTCGCATGTGTTGTTGCCAGCTCCTAAGGTCGAGGAGCCGTTGGTCGCTGAACAACTGCGCAAGATCGCAAGTGAGGCCCTTCGCTTTTCTAACGGGGCACAGGCACAACTCGACAATCTTCGGTGGGCAAAGAGACTAAAAGTCGCCCACGAGCTGGGTGAGAGGTTAAGCCTCGTGCAAATCGAGTCCTATCAAACCGCCTTAGGAGAAAGGAAGGCAGCATGAATTTTAAAAACCTGTACGATCACGATGAAAAGCCCCCTGATGGGCGCGCCCGGCATTGTGTATTCCAAAACCGTCTCGCTATCGCCGTTACCGGCCTCGCCC